ACAGACCGACAGTATGAAGTCCGCTTCATCCTTCAAGCGTGCAGTAAGCAAAGCAACCACACCCGAAGAGAAAGCTATAGCAGTAGCGGAATTCACAAACTCTTTAGATGCGGAAATGAAAAAACTTTTAGGACTGTAAATAATTCATTTAGTGTTTATCTATCTATCAGCTTCTTAAGACTGAACTATAATACATTAGTTAGTGTATTTGGAATTGAATTAATAACTCTTGAATTGAGTTTTTCACACGGTAAAAACTCAGTTCTCGCAATCGCATTTAATCTCAGTTCTCAATTAAACGCATAACCCCCCCTCTAAACGAGCATAATTTTTTTTAAGGACCGGCCCCCACCCCTTTAAACAAATCCTATATATTTTGAATCCAAAAACGGGGCAGAGAAAAAATTGGGGAGCCAGATTATGACCCCCGTGGGCTTAATTTAAAAGCCTATTTTTGTGCTTTACTTTTCTTAGCAGGACTTGAATCGTCTCCGATTAAAGCTTCCACAAGAAGTTGCACTTGTTCTTCCAGAACTTGGACTTGGTCGTACAAGGTCTTGACTTCGTAGTCGTTCATTTAGCTTCCTTTGCTGAATCGAGGGCAGACTTAACTTTTCCTTTGACGAGACTTTTTAGTTCATCGTCTTTTTCATCCCAAGCGGTAAGGACAACGTTTCTTAGGACATTATCTTTAACTTGGATTTTCAAGGTATCATCTAGCTTCTCGAAAGCTACCTTTTGGGCTTTAGTGAGGTTTTCCTCTAGCAAAGCATCTATTTTAGCCTCGTGTGTTTTCAAAAATTTGTTCACATAGGGCATAACCAGAACTCTAATTGCTGGCTGCGTATAGGCGATATAAGCAGCAAGCGCTGCTATTACTGCCGCGCAAAGCATAAGCTCGGGGCTATCTGTCAGAGTATCTAGGATACCTGATTCATCTACGGTCTCGACTAGTGTCGTGCCGTTTTCTGCTGTTGTATTATTCATTTTTTCACCTTTTTCTTTCTTAAGACTTTTAGGTCAACATCACAGGGGTTCTTATAAAAAGAACACCACTTGCAAAGATTGGAAGCTATTTTTTCGAAGTTTTCTTCTTTTTCACCTTTCTCAATCAAAGCAGTGTGCATATCCTTAATCACTTGGCGGGCCTCTGATAGTTCGTTATCGGTAATCTTAACAAAGTAAGTTTCGTCAAATCGCAACCAGTCTACCCCCGCAAATTTTGGGACAATTCCTGTATGTTCATAATATAGTAGCGCATATATAATAAGCTGTCGGTAGTAGTCCTCTGGGAGCCAAGGTCCATACCTCTTACTCGTCTTATAATCAATGAGAGAAATGTTACCTTCGAAGTCTTTTGTGACTCCGTCAATGATACCCATTATCTGCAAATCTTTATTGTGCAGCCGCATTTCAGTTTCGAGGGGCCTGAGATTTTTGAATGCTTGGTCTTTAGACCTATACACTTTCCAATCTAGCATCTCTTGTAATTTGTTTTCAATACGGTCACAATAGTTAATTAGCATATCCAGCGTTTCCTTACGGAACTGTGGTTCGGGGTAATCCTTGAATATCCACGGTTTTGTATCCACTAACTTATCCCATTCCCGCTTAAATTCACCTTGTACCCATTCTTTGGCTGCCCCGTATTTCCAGTAACTTGCGTACTTAAATTTTTTCTTAAACAGGTCCTCGAGTATATTATGTACAAGGGAACCGCGAAACAAATGAATCGTCATCGTCTCGGGTAATTTTGCGATGTACCTGTAATAAAACGACCTCGGGCACTTGAGGAACATATTTATTCTAGAGGGACTTAATCGCATATCGCTGCGTTCCCAATCATTATCTATATTTCTATCACCATCTCCGTCTACTGTGACGGTGAAAGACACCCCATTATCAGGGTCTTGTATTTCTGCCATAGACTTAGTATATCTTAAATCTATATAAAACTAATGCTTAGTATATCTATACCTTGTTAATCATATATAATATATACACCTAAAACCAACACAATCTTTTTATATATAAAACACCAAGATAAATGTATGACTCGCGATGATTACGGTGCAATCAATGTTATTTCCGATGAAGAACGGGAAGCATTAGGCATCGCAGGCAATCGCCCGGATGGAGAAGAAGAAGGTCTTTTTGAGACCATTGGTAAAGCGGGCGATAAGTTAGGAGAAACTAAGTTAGGACAAAAAATCGGCTCGATATTAACCGTTCTAATTATAACGCTTTTTGGAAGCGGAGCAGCAGACATCGGGATGTTAACAGAATTTTTTCAAGATGAAGAACCGATAGGTCCGATAGGGGGTTGTATGGACCCGGGGGCGATAAATTTTGACTCAAAGGCAAGTTTTGACAACGGAAGCTGCGCTTTTCCTCCACCTGTTGTTTATGGATGTACAAACCCAGATGCTGATAACTACAATGAGGGGGCTACTCACGATAATGGGAGATGTCAATTTCTTGGCGGCCCAGTCAATAACAACACTAATAACAACCAGACCCAGACCAATGAAACAATTTATGGGTGTATGGATATAGAGGCGAAAAATTACAACGAGCGAGTAGATGAAGATGACGGTAGCTGTGAATACGATGATTATAATTGTGTCACTAATAAAACATATTTTTATAATGGTATGCAATATGGAAATTACTCTAGGGAAAATAACACACTCAATATAACGATAGATATAGACACAAATTGCGACCAACAAGCTTTGCCCGTGAAGGTAACATTCGACGTTGGGCACATCAAGGTAGTAGACAATGAAACTATGTGGAACGGGTATATGTGGACTGACCATTATTACAATATTACAGGTTGGGAAGCAGACGAGAAGACACTAACATCGGGACCAGAGTATTTCACAGAACCCTACACCGGATGGTATATGATTTATGTTAATCTTTATGCAGACTACAATTACAATGGAACATACCAATGGGTCAATTCTTTTCTTACAACGGGCATTACTTTGGAGGAAGAGTGATAGAGTGGATATATCACATACTGGGAATACTAGCAATTGCATCTGTTTTTCTGGGTATGACTATTATACTGCTGATGACGAATGCTGTTGTAAAGAGAACAAGAGTTTTAACAAAAAGAAGGGAGGAAAAAATAATGAGTAAAGACCAAACAAGAGAAGGCGTAACGTTTAACGACATATTTATGTTTATGATTGCAGTACCTTTAGTTTTACTGTGGGTTGGGTTTGCAGGATTCGTTATACATAGCGGACTTGGCAACGCAGCTGTTCTTGAGAATATCGAAGCATATACAACTTTGATAGCTATATTAGGTGGGCCAGCCCTTCTAATTATTAAAGATGCTTTAGATGTATGGAAGCAAGAACAAGCAGAGAAAACAGCGTTCTACAAAGTAAAAGCTCAAGCAGTTATCGATTATAATGATGCTAGCCAAAAGCAAGCACAAATGATTGAAACTAACGAGCAAGTACACATCCATAAGAATAAAAAATAAGCACAAGTTTTATAAAGAACAACAACGTGATTATTGTATATGATAGTATGTGAACATAATAGCTGTTTGAAGGAAATATCACTGTCTGATTTTAAAAGACGTGATATGTATCCTTGCTGCGGTAAACCGATTGGACAAACTATTCTGTGGCCTGAAACACCAACTCACGAGTTACTTAAGGTACCTGAGTTAGAGTTACCATCAGAGCAAGTCGTTGTAGTAGAAGAGCCAATAGAAGAGCCAATAGAAGAACCAGTGGAAGAACCAGTGGAAGAACCAGTGGAAGAACCAGTAGTAGCAAAAACACCAGCTAAGAAAAAGGCTCCAAAAGCCAAAAAAGCAAAAAAATAGCGCAAATTTTAATAAGCGATGTGCTAATCTGATAAAATGGAAGACCGAGTCCGAGAATTTGAAACTCGATTAAGACAACGAGTAGGCGAAGGAGAATATGAGCGTCACAAAGAAATTGTTATATTGCTGGCAAGGAATCTTGCTATTGAAGAATTGTTGTGGGAAGAAATTCTTATATCTATTCGGGATGTTGACGCTAGAACAAAGTTATTGCGGGAAAGAAATCAAATAGTAAGAGATATACATACAGAGTTCCGCGCCCTTAATATAGAGATACCTTCTGTGGTAGAAACCAAGACGGAAGGTTTTATGAATTTCCTAGGTGATTTAGATGGAAGCGAAGGACGAAACGAAAAATCTGAAAGCAGCCCTGACGGGTCAACATAAGTTTGATTCTAAGAAATTAGAAACATTCTTTGACAAGGTCCGCTGCGACAAAAGAAAGATGGAACAGCTTGTAAGAGCGTTCTGTGAAACATTTTTAGTTGATAATCAACAACGACCTTTGCGTATTAGACCACTGCAGATGAAAATTATAGTCAGTGCACTAACTTATCCAAAAGGAAACCCTGACAATCAAAGAAAGATGGCAGTTTTAGCCCCCCGCGGCAGTGGTAAATCGTGGGCTTTGTCAGTAGCTGTTGTGATTTATATGTTCTTTAAGAGATTTAGAGACTTAGTATTTGTTTTAGCACCTACTGAAGACCAATGTTCTTTAATCTTTAACTATGTATTAAGACATTTCCAAGATAATCCTTTCTTAGACTCTTTAGTAGATAATTATAGATTACATAATAAGCCGCGCATTGAATTAAAAGGTGGTTCAGTCTTAAGAAGAGCGCCAATATCACCAACAAATCAAGGTCAAGCCATCAGGGGACAGCACCCCACTTTTTTGGTTGTAGACGAGAGTCCACTTATCGCAGACAGTTTATTTATTGACAATGTTGAGCCTTGTATTATAGCAAATAAAGCACCATTTATAAACCTTGGAACCCCGAAAAGCAAAGAGAACCATATGCACCGTTATTTATATGATGAATCCTATGCTGATACGTTTTCAAGGCTACATTTTACTTGGCGAGATGCCATTATTAAAGGAGAAGCGTACACACCGCCGTATGGCGAGAAGGATATGCTAGATAAAATGACCGAATGGGGGCAAGACTCTATATACTGGCGAACCGAATATGAATGTGAGTTTGTCGAGAGCGTGTCAAACGTTTTCAATCCCGAGCAAATTAGGAAATGTTTCGATGACTACCAAATCCATACCAGAGATTCCCTTGAGCAAGACAGAAGTGCAGGTTTTAACAATACTGTCGGTGTTGACATTGGGAAATCTGTTAATTCTACCGTTATTAGCGTTTGGAGGACTGAACGAACTGATGGAGGCAATATTGCACGCCTTATATACATTGAAGAAATCACACCTAAGACCGGTGGTCACGATATTCCTTACCAACGCCAACGTATTATGGACGTGGCGAAAGCAAGTAATGCTGTGCGTATTGTTTTGGACGCTACGGGGATTGGCGGAGCGTTTGAACAAGAACTTCGTTTGGATTGCATACCTCTTTCCATCCAGTTGGTTCCTTTTATTTTTACGGGGGGCAGCAAAGGGAGCAAAGGTCGAATCTACAGAGATTTCGTCTCATACGTCCAACAAGGAATCGTCAAAATCCCAAGTCCGGAAGTAGAACAAGGACAACCTCAAGCAAAATACTTAACAAAGTGGTATAATGAGCACATTGACTTAGAATATGTACTGGACGCAACTCAAAAAACAGAAAAGATATCTGCTCCTAATGGTAAACACGACGATTACTGCGATAGTTCCGTTTTAGGACTCTATGGAGCACTAGCTATGTTACCCGGTGAGGCATCATTTAGTAGTTTAAACATCGAAAAGACTAGAAATAGAAGATTTGAAGGAGTTCCAAGAGCAGCATTTGCGACTTCTAAGACAGGAGCATCGCGTTCACACTTCAAAAAGCGCTCTCCGCGCGGCTTTTAATCCAAAGTTTTAAATAGAATAATACCCTATTTAAAGATGGTAGCAATGGCTCTCTCAGATTATTTGCCTTGGAATAGGCGCGAATTTGCAACAGTTGGGCGTGACCCGCCCTTCAAAAAGGACGAACCTAGAAGTTTTGGTGCAGGTGTAATTAAAAGAATTAAAATTAACCGTAATTATGCTGGACGGGACTTTGAACCACAGATTGGTAATAATCGTAGGTATATGGAAATATATCTTTCAGACCCATTAGTTAGAACGTTAGTAGACTTACCTTGTTTATATGCTACCAAAGACGGGTATGACATTGTAACTGACGACGAAGATGAAAGAGAAGAAATAGAAACATTGTTTCAAGATATAGATATGGATATACTTCTTTATAGTTATTTAAGAAACGCTCGTATTTTTGGAACGGCATATTTAGAATGGACTGGTGACAATTTAATATTAAGGTCATCACAAAATATGTATGTGCAACGAACAGACAGTGGAGAAGTACAATTTTATTATCAAGACGTAGGAACAGACAAAGAAAATGTCCGATTCGAAGAAGATGAAATAATAGAATTGAAAAACAATCCATTTGATGATTATGCTTATGGGTTATCTGATATACATACTATACAGTATTTAGTAGATTTAAAAGATTATGCAGAACGAGATGTTGGAGCGGCACTAAACAAATATGCGAACAGTCGCTATGATATTTCTTGTGGATTGCCTGATATGCCCTATGGACCGGATAAAATCAACGAAATCGTTGATGCATTTAATGCACTTGAACCCGGCGAAGATATAATCCACGGAAATGATATACAAGTAAAAGAAATGCAAGGTACACAAAGAGCATTTGAGTATGGAAAGTATATTGATGACATAATGATGAAAATACATATGGCAATGAAAGTACCTATAACAATGTGGTCGAGTCCAGAAGACGCACGACCAATTTTTGAACCTTACGTTAAATATTTACAGAAAGCAGTCGAAGGCGCACTCAATTCCCAATTGCTACCACAACTAGGGAATGGAAAAGCCAAATTTGCATTTAGACATATGAATGTCGAAGATGCGTTTGTCAAAGCTAAGACTGATATGATATACTTAGCAGAAGGAGTTCTATCACCTAAAGAAGTGAGAGCTGAAAGAGGTTTAGACCCTGAAGGAATCGTCGAGCAATTGATGGAAACCGCTAAGGACGTAAATGTTTCGGGTGGCCGCGACCAAGATAAGAAGGAAGAAACTCAGAGAACTGAGAATAGAGGTAATCAACCTTCGGCCAATCCAACAGGAGGTCGAGAATAATGAGTAACTACGAAAGTTGTAATATGGATTTGGGCCCACGTTTGAAAAAACGGGGCTTCGATAACTATGAAGCATTAGCTTCAAGCATTTGCGCAATGCGCTTTAAGGATGATTCTGGTGTGCCTACACGAAAGTTTAGTCAACCAATTGATTCTAATGAGAAGCAAAGAAGTTTTGCGATGGATTTTTCCATCAAACTTGATGACAGTTACCCAGAACACTTTAATAGCGACCTAAATGTATGGGAATTTCCTGTATTAGCTATCACTTCGGGTGAACATAAGTACACGGAAGACGGAAAAGAAGAGAAAGTATATATAGAACCAAGTATACTTAAGAGTAATATAGAAGCTTTTAACGAGCTTCCAGTTTACGTGAATCATCAACGTACGCCAGATGATTTAATCGGGAAGGCTATAAATCCCGTCATAGATGAAATGGATAACGGAAAGATAGCACTTAAAATGCTAGCGCAAATTTCCGATAAT